CTATGCCTTGTGTACCACTTTTGTACCAATCGCGAGCCGATCAAGCTTGTCGAGTTCGGCCCTGTCGGCATCAGAGTTCATCCACTTCGCATAGGTGGACAGTAGCATTTGTACGCTATGACCGAGCTGATTCGCAATGAACGCCGGATTCATCCCCGCCATTAGGCACATGGTCGCGTAGGTGTGCCGAGTGTCGTACTGCCGGCGGCGCCTGATCTTGAGCTTCACCAGGGCCTTGAGCAGATAGTCTCTCGTTGTGCTGTCGGACTTGATGTAGGAATCTCCGTCTGCTGGTGCAAACACATACTCGCTACGCAGCTTCGTCAGTCGCTCGGCAACCCTGAGCGCATGCATTGCCCTGCTGTTCAGCAGCACCGTCCGCTCTTCCTTGGTCTTCACGCGCTCAAAGACCTTGCCCTTCACCCGACCCCGCCACACATGGGCAGTTTGCTTGCCCATATCAACATCTGCCCACCTCAGCGCCGCCTGTTCTGCCGGCCGCATCCCCGTGAAGAAAGCAAATTCGAACCATGCAGCGTAGATTTCGGTCAGCCCACGACAGGTTTCGTAGAGGTACCCGATGATCCGCTCGGCGTCGTCGCGCTCGTATGGATCTACCTGCTTTTTCGCGAGACGCGGGCGAGCAATCGATGCGCACGGATTGCGATTGATCAAGCCGTCCGCCATCGCCGATTTGAAGATGCTCGACAGCTTGTCGACAGCGTTACGGCGCACACCAGCGGAACTCCATTCGGTATTGGCGACGATGCGGCGAACATCGGCGGCCGACACAAGATCAATCCTCGCCTCGGCGAGATATGGCATCCAGTAGCGGTTGAGCGTGCCCTTGTAGTTGCTGCGGGTTGTCTCGACGATTTCCCTGCTGTCGAGCCAGATTTGGGCATACTCGCCAAAGGTGGGAATCGACGCACTTTTGACGTAAGAAGAGTCCGGGAAGAACTCCGCGTACTTCTCCTCGGTCATCACCCCCAACTTGATCAGTTGGACTACCTGAGTTCTGAGACGATCGGCCTCGCCGATCCCTTTCGCTGTCGGGGGATATGCAAGCGTCTCGCAGCGTCGGGTGCCCCAGGTGAACCGGATGCGGACGTACTTCCCTTGGACGACTTCAATACCGGTCGGCAGGGTGCGCGGCTTTCTGCCCATTCGTTGTACCTCGAAATGTAGTAGTAGATTCGGCCGTTCTCTTTTGCCCAGACCCAGCGCGGGATCAGGCCCTGGTAGCGCTGGTGTTCCAGAGACTTCGGGGAGCAGCCGATCAGGCTAGCCATGACGGGCTCCATTACGCGGTCGACCGGGTGCTCGATCTTCTTGGCGGTTTCCATTGGCAATACCTCCCCGTCCTGCTGGCGCTGGTCGGGAAAATGGTTTTCGGGGTTGGCAACCTATTCGGCTACCGTTGAGTTAGAACGAGCAGCCCCATTGCAGGGCTGCGAATGCTGGCGCTAGCTCGATCACTGCGTGTAGCGCGACCAGGCTGGCGCCAATGACGGCTACAGCCGCCATGCGGGAGAGAACATTCTTCATGGTGGCTCCGGATCAGTCGCCCGCGGCTTTGGCGATTAGGTGCATGAGCATTTCGCGCAGTACCTCGCGGTCCAGCACTTCGCGAGACCGCGCGTACTCGTCTGCCTGGCTCAGGATCGCGTCGATCTCGATGTTGAACATCGGCGAGAGCACGTCTGGCTCACACTGTTCGATCAGCAACTGGATTGCGCGAGTCGGATGTGCCATCGCTACGCCGAGCCAGTTGTAAGCTGACGCGGTGCGGTAGTAGCGGAGGCCGGCGATCTCATGCCGGCGCGGCGGGCGGAAGGTTTTCGTGCGCATATTCAATCCGGGTAGTGGGTAGACCATTATCCGAATTGCTGTATATGCGTACAGTGGTTGGCGATGGGTGGCTATGCCTGCTCCGGAAGGTACTGAAGCGCCCAGGTCGGGTGGAACCTCCTTGGCCTGCTTTCGCCGTCTAGCTTGATCATGAGGTAGGCGCCCTTTGCGCTTGTTATCGTCCCGTGCTCCTCGGTGCCGCGACCTCGGTAGATGACCTTTCCGCCTCGCTTGCAGGGAACGTTGTAGGCCCTGCGAATGAACTCCATGCTCATGGCTTCCCTCCATCCTGCTCGCTCAGCAGGGCGCGGAGTTCTTGATGCGCTGCGTAGTTTTGCTGCGCATCGAATATGCCGTCGATACCATCGCTGTCGAGCAAGCGTCGCAACAGCCCCTCGCTTACCACCACATGCCCTGCGGGTACGGCTCGGGCGTTCCAGTCGGAGACAGCAATATCACGCTGCTCTTTTGTTGCCGGCACCACCATTGTTTCGCTGTCCGTGAAGGCGCACTCTAAAGCGTGATCGCCTACGATCCTATGCCAGTCGCGGTTGCTCTCTAGGTGCATCGAGCATCCGCAGAACGGGCACGGTTTTAATTCTTCAGCCATTGCCGTTCTCCTTGTCCTCGTTGAACAGGGCGCGGAGTTCGTCGCGAACTACGACGTAATCAGCATGCGAAAGCAGTGGCTCGCACAGCCTGCGCAACAGCCCTTCGCTGACCGTCAGGCCGTTGAGGCGCGCCAGTTCGTCGAGGCAGGCGTTCCAGCCAATGCTGTGCTGATGGATCGCCGCGATGTCAGAGCTGCGCGGCAGGCGGTCCGGCACAACAGCCACCCTTGCGCGCAGTGCTGCGACTTCCTCCCTTAGCGCCTGGGCCTCGTCGGCGAGCGCTTCGTAGTCCTGGCTAAGGACGAACTCCCCGAATTGGCTTTCTTCCCAGCCATAGATATTTCCAACCGGGCTGATCTTCTTCACCTCACTCATGACCTACCTCCTTGCCGGGCGCGGCGGCGATAGCTGAGTCAATCGCAGCATCTACCCACGAAAGGTTTTTGAACCTGCTGGACATGCCGGCTGTGCAGCTACTGATTCCGGCGTCACTGTTCTCGGTCGAGAAGGAGAAGTAGAACTGCTGGTCACGAAGCCAGCGATACCTCTGAGCATCACGCATGATATCCCCCGGCACGCTGTGCTGAGCCTGGGCGGCCGGGGCGGCGTAGAAAGGTTTTCCTTGCAGGGTGATGCTGTCATCGCTTCGCTCGACCTGCTGGATATACCGTTCAATCTCCTCCTTGGTATCGCATGGGCCTCCATACACCGTCCCTTGCCGTTTGCCGCCGAAGTGGTAGGCGAGCCATCCTGCCGGCTCCTGCTTCTCCAGTTCGGCCAGCTTGGTTTCCAACTCCGCGACCCTTGCCAGGGCGGAGTCGCGCTCGGATCGCAGCTTCCAGCGGTCTCCATCGCATTCGTCGAGCGCTTCGCTCAGCTTCGCGTTCTCCGCCCGCAGCGTCCCGACGATGCGGTCGTGCTGTTCGAATAGGTCAGCGGCTTTCTCGGCGTACTCGACGATGGAAACGTCGCACCCTGTATCGCGGCCTTCGGCATCCTCGAAGCGCAGATCAACGTTGTCTCCGTCGATGTCTTCAGCGTCCATAGCGCCGATGTTGCGCAGGACGAACGCGACTTCTGCTACCTCCGGCCGCTCCGCCTCTGCCTGCTCGGACTGCAACGGGGATGGTTGCGCAGTGGTTGGCTCCTCATCCAACAAGACGCCGCCTTCTTCGGGATACTCAGCGCAGAAGGCGTATAGGCCTGCTTCGAGGAAATCGGCATCCTGCTGGCGCCACTCGATGCAGGCCTCGCTTTCCAGTTGCTCGGCAGTGCCATCCGGCGCAATGAAGTCCAGGGCGGCGCGCAACTGGTATCCGTTGATCAAGAGACTCGAGCGCACTGGGGAGGGTTGCGCCAGGGCGGCGCGGGCTTGCCAGCCTTGCAGCTGCAGATTCAGGTCCTGGGCATCGCTAGCTTCAATCGCGCAGAGATTCATCGAGCGGTATTCGCCGCGCTTGTCGTCGAAGTAGATGCCTTCCTGCACGGTGAATGCGCGCTCGAACTCTGCACGCTCATCCCCGCCTGCCTGCTCTACCGATTCCTGTTCGGGGTCGATGCGCTCTGCCGACATGAGGGCAAGGACCGCCTCGGCCGGCGTCGCGCCCTCGACCTTCGCAAGAGGAATCTCCCGATCCAGGTAGAGGTCGGCGTGCCACTGGCCTTCGTACTCCGGCGTCAGTGCGATTCGGTTGGTCGCCACCAGATCCAGAATCGCGCTGCCAGAATGCTTGGCGCACAGCGTCACGTAGATTACGTCGGAGTACTCGCCTCCGCCGTCGCTGTATTCCACTTGGCACCCGCACATGGCGGGCCTTCCGTTGATGAAGGTCAGCTTGGCAGCTACGTCTGCCTGATCTACCGCAGGATGTTTCGGGCACGGCCAGCGCAGAGACCCGTCCCCGGAAGGGCAGGTGCAAATCTTTGATTCGGTCATGGGAGCTTTCTCCAGGCCTCGGTTTCGAGGTCAGAAACGGTTATCAGTCGGCGCCGGCGTTCGATGTTTTCGAGTTGCAGGACATTGCCCAGGCTGTCGATGACGACCCAGTGAATGCCGGTGGGAATGTGCAGGTAGCGTGCTGGCGCGGGAGAGCAGAGGGCTTTTATGCGGCGGTATGCGGCGTTTTCGTCGAATGGCATGATGGGCAGGCTCCGTATGGTGGTGCCGTGTAGCAGTGCTCACCGCTGGCGCCCTGGTCTGCGTCGTTTGCGATCTCGTTCAGTTGTCGCGCGAGCTGGCGCAGTTGAGCGGAGGAGAGCAGGGCGCCGAGGCGTGGGAGGCCGTTGACCTCGGCCAGGCGCTGGCCATCCTCGCCGTCCAGGAACAGCGCGGTCAGGTTGAGGGTGTGCATGGCGTTTCCTCGGGAGGCCGGCACCGGATGCAGTTGCATTGCCCGATGCGCTGGCCTGTTGTGCGGCAGTAAATGGGGGCGTTCACAACGGCTCTCCCTGCAACTGACACTGGCTGGCCAGTTTCAGTAGGTTGCGAGTGGTTGGCTTGAAGCCTTTAGTATCCGGGTAATACTCATGAGGATGACCCTCCGGATACGACTCGAATGGCCCGTGCCAAAACCAGTTCATAAGCCAGTCTTGCCAGACGGTGTAGGCGTCCTGCCCTTCACCCCAATAGTCGACACCACCACCGACGGAAAGAACATGCCGAACTCGGGTACCTTGCTCATATGCGAGTTCAGACGGTTCTTCGTCGCGCCAGGCGCCGCTGTAGGACGCCGGGTAAAGCTCGACCAGTCGCTTGCTCAGCTTCTTCTCGATGCGCGCCTTCATGGCGCCGCCTGCGGTTTTTCTGCGGACATAGGGATACCTCTCGCCTGCTGGCGCTGATCAGTTGGAAAGGGCTTGCTTGGCGATCTTGAGCACGTCCATACCGATACCGCCGGTAGAGACGTCGGTGAGGGCGGCGATCCGTTCGAGCGCCTTCCTTGCGGTTGCCAGTTGATCCTCGGGGGACTGGTACGCCGGCATTCCGGCCAGGCGCCGGCACACGAACGGATCGTTGTCGCTCGGAATGCCGCAGCAGGTGAATTGGATTGCGCGGCACTTGCAGACGAAGTCGGGTTCAGGGAGCGCCTCGGCGTCGACGACGTGCATGCCTAGTGTGATAGCGAGGTTGCGCTCGATGTTCGCGCCGCGGGACCGCTCCCACCCTGGAAGCAGGGCCAGGATGTCGCAGTCCATCAGCCGCTTGATCCCGTCGCGCATGAATGTCTCCCACGGCGATCCGCGGTAGATCATGTTGACCGCTGGGTTCTCGACGATATAGCCGAGGGCGCGGATCCGCTTCTCCTCGGCGTTGAAGGCGGGGTAGTTGAAATCAGGAAGGCCCGTCATCGGACCCGCAAGATAGACGCGATGCATCATGAGAGTTTCTCCAGATGAGCTTTAAGGCGGCGCCCGATCCAGCGCACGACAGGGACAGCCTTCGAGTTTCCGATCGACTTGTAGCGTGGGCCGTCAGGGCATTCCTCAGCGGGCTTCCCGCGCCACGGGATGAGGGTGTAGTCGTCGGGGAATCCCTGCAGGCGCTCGCATTCCCGGGGGGTGAGGCGACGGACTCCAGTTGTGTTCTGTACCGCAACCTGGCCACCGGCGTTGGCGTGGCTGTCGCCGTGCCCCATCGCGCGTAGCGTCGGCGCAACCTCGCCGGCGTCGGCGCCGTAGTCCTTGCAACTGAAGGCAATGGGTGGCTGACTCGATGCCGGCAGTGTGTGGCACAGCCCGGGAGTGGGTTGGCTACGGTTTGCCGCGCTGGTGATCTGGTTCGGGTCGAATACGGCATTTTCCTGGCCGTGGTTCCTGCCCAGTGTGTGGGCAATCCCCAGCGCGACATCTGGATCCTGCGTACCATGCACCACGAAGGTCTCCGTCTCCGCGTCCATGCGGGTGCCGCCAGGGTGTGCGCTCAGTGCGGTGCTGACATCGGTCTGCTTGCAGTTCGCGCTACCACCGAAGGCAACTAGAAGCCCTGACTCAGCATCCTGCAGGGTGGCGGAACCGGCTGCTTTGCCGCCCGCCTGGAGCGTTCCCGCAATCAGGTTTCCGGGGTTGCAGTCGTTTCCGGCAGGGATTCCACTGTTCTTTTCAAGGCTGCTTGTAAGAGTTCCGGCAACGTTCGTCCCCTGGCCTCGGCGCGGCGGATGATCCCTGCGCATGCCTTCGCGCTCAAAAAGTACTTCGCATGGATCGAATCCTGCTCGAGCACTTGCGATAACGAACACATGACGGCGTCGTTGGGCCAGGCCGAAATATTGGGCATCCAGAATCCTCCACGCGGCTGTTCGCTTGGGTCCATACACACAACCAGCGTCCTTCCATTTGCCCCCTGGCGGCTGGAGTTCTTCGGATTCGCCCACCAGGGCGCCGAGGAAGCAGCCGAAGGCGTTGTCCTTGCTGGAGAGGACTCCGGGGACGTTTTCCCAGATGACAACGGTCTCGTCATCGCCTCGGGCATTTCGAACATGGTCAACTGCATTTGCCAGCTCCACATATTTGATTGTGAGCGCCCTGCGTGGGTCGGACAGTCCTTCACGCATGCCGGCAACGCTGAAGGCTTGACAGGGCGTGCCTCCGACTAGAATGTCGGGTGCGTCGATCATGCCTGCTAGAACCTTGCTAGAGATCCTGGTCATGTCTCCCAGGTTTTTCACTGCCGGCCAGCGATGGGCCAAGACGGCGGACGGGAAGGGTTCGATCTCGGCGAACCAACTGGCGCGGAATCCAAGCCCGTGCCAGGCAACGCTCGCAGCCTCGATACCACTGCATACCGATCCATAGCTGATCATGCGGCGCCCTTCCCAGGCTGATTGCCATATGGCTGCCACTCGATCTTGTGCTTCCGCTTCTTCGTAAGAACCGGAGTTCCATCTTCATGCCATAGCTGAACCCTTGCGCGGATCTGCATGTCTCGGCATTCCAAGGTCTTGCGTGCGAGCTCGATGAACTGGTGGCAGAAGCCCGGCGTATCCAAGAGTTGGCTCAATTGGACGACCTTGGTTCCGGTCATGATGGTGTCGGCCTTTCGTTCGACTGCTGCGAGCCATTCGCTCATTGGAACGTGCTCATCCCCGAGTGGGGTCTTGCGTACTGACTTCACTTCCTTCTTGGCCATGGCGAGCGCTACGTCTCGCGTCATGCCGAACACGGCAAAAGTGCTCATGTGGTAATCCTCAGGACGAGTAGAGCCGCGCCGGCCGGTGGCTAGCGTCGGTGGTCTGGTGGTGGGTTACTGTTCGTCGTCGGCTACGGAGAGTCCGGCGGCTAGTAGTTGTCGCGACACGTTTTCGCTTGGCGTGTATTCGTGTCGCGACACGACGAGAAGAGGCAGGAGATCGGCATCGGGCAGGGCTGAGGCGTTGAGTAGCAGCGTCGAGAACGCTTCTCGCCAGTCCTCGAAATCGCCGACCGACTGGATCCGTTCGAAAGCAGCGTCGATCGCCGGCGGGGATGGCAGCTTGCGCTCGGGGATGCCGGCCTCGCGCTGCCGCTGGCGCTTCTCCCGCTGGCGCTGGGCGTTGGTCTTGGCCATCAGGCCACCTTCTTCGCCTTGAGCCCCAGGAAGTCGGGCAGGCCGTCGTATCGTTCTTCGTGATCAGCGCGGCGCGGCATCACCCCGGCGAAGAAGTTCTTCAGGTGCTCATGGTCAGGGAATGTGCAGCGGATCAGAGAGTTCGGATCTGCCTGTCGCAGTACGAGGTTCGGTGCGCTGCCCCGGTTGAATATCCTTACGACCTTCTCGAACGTTCCCAGGTACGCAGGATCTACCGCGGTGATCGGCGACCCCATCCCCTGAGCCGGAATCGGTCGGCGCCAGTCCGGGTACTTTCCGCCGACAAGTTCGAGCTGCGCGCTGATCAGAGTGCCAGGATCGAACGGCGCGAACTGTTTCACGTCATCGGGAGCGGGCCAGTCGGAATCGGAGATCACCCCTGCGCGTTCGTAGATGAACGCCGTGCCAGCGTTGCGTTTCTTCAGGCCAGCGACCAGCGCCTTGCTCGGGCTGATGATGATCTTATTGCTGGCCCAACCGTCGGGGTCGTGCATGACTCCGATGTGGTGGCCGTTCGTTGCGATCAGCAGCACGCCTCCCAGCGACGCCGGTTCGATACTGATACCGTTGAGGTAGTAGCGGACATCGTTATGCGCCATGAACAGCGACACGGCGGCGAGGTAGTGGGCCTTTGCCCTGGCGAGTAGTTCCATGGGGTATCTCCGGTCAGAAGATGTAGGAGTGTTGGCGGCTGGCGCTTGAGCGGTAGGAGACCGTTCGAGGCTTCGCCTCTTGAACTGCTGGCGCGCCGGCGGACGGCGGCGTCCTGGGTAGCTGTTGCCGAACCGCTGCTGGGAGCGTGAACACCAGCACGATGAAACCCAGGGCTGCGCCGATGCCGCCGGTTCGAATTGCTCGACGCTTGGTCACTTGGCGGCCTGCTGGCGCTTCAATTGCTCTGCATAGGCGCATGCTTCGTTGTGATTCCGGCGGAACCCGCGCACCTTGCCGGTGGCCGTTTCGACGATGTGGAAGAAACCGCGCCCCTGAGGCACGACCTGGTAGGGTTCCGCTGCCGAAGGAGCCATGAGCCGCTGAGCGAAAGCCATTCGGGCTATGGCGGTCTGGGAGAGCAGGCCGGTGAGAACTTCGGTTTGTTCCTGATGCTTGAGCATTGTGGTTCTCCTACGCGTTGATGGTGATTTCTTCGATCCGGCGAATGGTGCGGGCTTCGGTGAGTCGTCGCTCGTTGCTCGGCCTGCGATTCCGGTTCATGTGGTCGTCATCGATCAGCGGGTGGCCGGCGACGAGGAATGCGAGCACGAAGACGGCAGGCGAGATGATCCCGCGTCGGAACGCCTCAAGCACCAGTCCGCGCACGCTGCGCACACCCATCTTGAATTTCGCGTCGTCGAGACGTTTCTCGACGGTCCCTGGGGCGATACCCATGCGCCGCGCGACTTCCTTTGCTGTCAGTTCGCTGGCGCTCCAGGCGGTAGCTTCGAGTTCGCGGGGAGCCAGGCCGAGGCCCTGGCGGCCGATCCATCCGCCGCAGTTGATGGTTGCGTGCATGGTTGATTCCTTGGCTGCATGGGTCAGCACTCGGCGACGCGATTGTTTGCCGATGGGCATCGCGGGGAGTGCTGGCGCATGGAGTCGAGAAAGAGAAACGGGGCACCAGAGCACCCCGTTTCTTCCGCCTTATGTTTTGTTCCTGGTTAACTGCTACATGGCTGCGTCCTCCGGTTGTTACCAGCGTTTGGCGCTGGCGCCTGTCTACTGTTCGCCGAGGGATTCCTCAGCACTCGCGACCAGTTCAATCAGTCGCTCGATGTGGGATGCCCTGGTGGTGAGGGTGATCGCTTCCGGTCCTTCAGCCAGTCCAGCGCGAAGGGCTGTCGGGAATGCGTTGACGATCTCCCGAGTGACCCTCAGTAGATCTTCGAGAATGGAGCGGGGCACGGCCGGCTCAGCTACCACCTTGGGGGTTACTTTGGTTCCACCCGCTGCAATGACCTTCGCGAGCTGTTGGCCGAGCACCTGGCCGGCCTTCTCGCCGTGCTTCCTGACGACCTTCGCAGCGGTCGTCGCCGCTACCGCGCCGGAACTGATCAACTGCTGAACATCGGTATTTGCGTTGCCTACCACCAACACCTGGTCGACGTGCTGACGGGTGCGCCCCATCTTTTGGGCGATCTGTTCGACGGTCCACCCGAACGCAATGAGCCGCTTGTAGCCGTGTGCGAGTTCCAGAGGGGAGAGCTTGCGCCCCTCCTGGGACGTGATCACGCGGAGCACGCGCTCAGCGTCGTTACCGGCGAACGCAACGATGGGCACCCAGAACTCGCCGTTCGGGTCGCGCGGCAACCGGTTTTCAGCGTCGAGCTTGAGATAAGCGCGCCGGCGGCGGTGTCCGTCGACAACCCACATGCCGCCTTCTTCGCGCGGTCGCACTTCGAGGGCAGGTACGATTCCGCCCTGGTGCAGGTAGTCGGCCAGATCCGCGATGCTCTGCTCGAGGTCTTCACCTTCGGCGCGCAGGTTGAAACCGGGTTCTTCGTGAAGGTCTTCGAGGCGAGCCTTCATCGCATCCGCGCGCTTCAGGTCGCCGTCCTTGATCATCTGCTTGAACGATTTAGCCGCCATTTTCTACCCCTTCGAGTTCTTCGTCCTGTTCATCATTTGCGTCTCGCCCGACAGTCATTTCTCCATGCTCCGGACAGTGAGGCGGTCCAGACTTGTCGAGCCATTTCTGGGTCACCCTGGCGACGTATCCGCACTCCGAGCACTCGACCTTCTTCAATCGCGTCGACTGCTTTTTCTTGGCGGTGGTGATGATCTCTTCGAGTTCGGGCTGGCTCAGGCCGTCCCGTATTCCCCTCGCGACCTTCCCCTGCGCTGGCTCTCTGCGCTCTCTCGCGCCGGGGATGTGCCAGGTGAGCTTTCCGTGGGGGAGTGGGCCGAGTTCGTCGATGAACGGCTGGACCCACTCCTCGAACTGCCTTGTCGGCACTGAGTAGGTGAACGGCCCCGTCATGCCGATGGCTTTCATGAGCTTCACGAACGGCCCTTTGTGGCCCTCTTTGATTCCTGCCGCGATATGGCAGATTTCGTGGGCCAGGTATGCCGATACCTGCATGGAGTCGTCTGTGCCTGGGCTGATGAGAATCTCGTAGGTGCCGTCCGCGGATGCCGAGCTGTGCCATACCTCGGCGCCGACGTTTCCTCTCTGGCCTGCGCTGGTAAAGCCGATGGAGATTCGATAAGGCTGAAGCGGCGCGCCTAGCTCGAGAAATCGAGGCGACATCCGCTCGGCCATGGCGTTGAGCCAAGCCTCTCTGTTCATGTCTGATCTCGTTTAAACGGTTTGGGATGCGGCTGTATGGGGGAGTGGTCTGGCCGGTACTGAGTTTCTGTCCGGCTGGATTGGGTCATCTGGCGGCGTGACTCTGAACTGAATCAGGTAGTACCCGCAGCACACGCTATACCCCTAGCGCTGTGCGGCCAGACCACTCTCCGATACAGCCCTGGAGGAGCCGTGACGAACCTCCAGGGGATCGGGCCTGCGTTGGGGAACCCGGCAGGCGCGGGTGATGCCTGCTACCGGCAGGGCGGCGAGTTAGTTGCGCCACTCACTCAGCTCTTCTTCAGCGCTGTCGTGAGGGTGGTATTCAGGGCCATCAGATTCGTCCCAGCTAATGCATGCCGCATCCCATGCAAGGCGCCAGTCTTTCCAGCAATCACCACCAATTCGGCGGTAGAAATACACGGCGTAACGCAGTTTCCAGATGAGCGATTTCATCTCTATCTCCTATTGCCCTACGGCGTTAATCACCGATGCGAACGCGAAAGCTCGCATTTGTGATGCCCCGGCGAACCGGGGCGGGATTGATTAGGCGCCCCAAAGCGCGCAGTGGCGAATGTGAGTACGCACGTACATCGGGTTGTATTGAGCGAAGTGCTCGACGGTCGCATCCAAGGCGCTGCTATTACCGCGCCCCTCTGCTTTGCGAGCCAGGAAGAAGGCTTCAATCTGCTGGTTTGCGTTCATCGTCTTGCCCTCCAGGGCGTGTTGACTTCCCGTCTGGCCCTCGGTGGAGGGCCAGCCAGTGAAATCGGTGTTTCTCCCGCGTTCGCCTGCTGGGCTTCTACAACCCGCGGGTGTTGCTCATTGCTGTCATTCCCCTGACTGCGGCGCCGATTGCCGCACGGCACAGCCAGGTTCCTGCCCATTACCGCCGGGGTGGCGGGGCGCATTGCTTTCCGGGTCATTCGCTCGGTTCGGTCTGGTCCTCGTCCGCCGCAGGTTCTTCCTGCGTTGCCCAGGCCCGCATTGCCTGAGCGCGGATCGCCGGTCGCCGGTAGAGGCAATGCGATCTGTTGTTGATTTCTTGCTGTCGGGTTGTGAAAGAGCGGTCGGCTCGGTGGCCTCCCTTGAACCAAAAAGGTACATAGGGTGAGATGAAATTAGTAGCGAAAAGGTACATTGTCAATACCTTGGTTGTACCTTTCTGGCTCTTATAGGGATTCTGATTGATCGGATACTGTGTTTATGTACAGTTGATGAGGTGCTTATGGCTAAGAATCAGAAGCAGCAGGCGTACGAGGTCACACCGACCGATCGCCTGGGGATGCGAGTGTCCGCGATGATCAACTCACCGAAGGCGCAGGAACTGGGGAAGGTGACGATTCACCGGCTAGACAGTGACCCGGCGGAAGCGTGGGATGCGGTGATGGAGGTTCTGGCTGAGACGGACGGTATCGACCTGGTGTTCAACGACGACGGCACCGTGACGCTGAGGTGGGATAGGCAGGAGCTGGAGGGGTAGGGCGGAAATGAAAAGCCCCGCAGATGCGGGGCCATTGGACGATCTCTTTCTGTTACGCCCTCATTTTTTCGAGGAACTCCTTCACCGGAGCGGTGCTGGATTCGCTAACAGTTTCCTCGGAAGATTCGATTTCATTCAGTCGCTGACAAATGATTTTCTTGATCTCGGACCGAGCAAACCGATTGAGTAGGTCGCGGATCATCGGCTGATAGCCGACTCCGTGGTACTCGGCAATCTTCTTGAGATCGTTTACTAATTGCTTTTGTAGGCGAATGGAAATCAGTTGGAGGCCGAGCGCGTCATCCACCTCTTGCTTTGAGCCAGTGGAGACTTGGGCGTGCGCTTCGGTCGTCCCGAGCTCGCCGCTTTCCCACAGTTCAACGTTGCTCATAGCTTCCTCACTCTTTGTCATTTGATTGCAAATTTTCTGTAGATACGTATTTCTTCAGCACTGGGTTCGTACGCTGTTTTCAGGAAAACCTTGCCATTCTCGAAGATGAAGCAGATCTTTAAGGCCCTGCCAGCGTTTGTTTCGGCTACGAACCATTTCGTTACAGGGTTTGTCTTGTGATCCTCTCGCAGGTCGACCAGGTGTTCACCCTCGCAGTTCTCGAAGCATTGCTCGATTTCTCTGCGGCTCACGCCACCGTGCTTTTTCTGAAGCTTCCTCTCGATGGCGTCCGAAATGATCAGATTTTCCAAGCGCGGTTACCATTTGATTTTGTATATACAGATGATAGGCCGCTCTGGGAGGTAGATCAACCCCTCTGTATATACAGACAGCTAGGCGGAAAAATGGTTCGGCTGGAAGCGGTCAGTGTCGCCGCCGGCGCATCACCGACCACCAGAAGACCCACCCAATCACGCTGATGCCGCCGGCGCGCATCTGGTCCCTTGTGTACTCCTCATCGGGGTACTCATCCCGGTTGTAGCTGCGCAACCGGATGCCGCCGCCAGGCAGTCGATAGACGAACTTCACCCGCAGCAGGTCGTCATGCTTCAGGGCGTAGATCTCGCCGTCGACGATCGTGTTGACCGAAAGGTCGACGCCGATGATCGAGCCGTCTGCGATGAGCGGCTCCATGCTGTTACCTGTGACGTTCACGCAGACGGAGGTGCTCTTGTCGACAGCGGCCTCGCGCAGGGTTGCCTTCGGGAAACGAATCTTGCGCTTGGCCAGCTCGAGGTCAGGAACTCGCCCACCACCTGCCGCCACCTCGACCTCGTCGAAGTAGGGTATCTCAACCTCGTCAGGTGCGAGTGGATCGCCATCTGACCACGGTGATAAGGGCTCCAGATTTTCGCCGGAGTGATACTCGGCAGTTGGTTCAGCCACCCGCAGTTGCTGCTCTGGGGTGTGCTGAATGTCGAGCCAGCCGCGGGGCATATTGAATTTTTCCTCAATGTGCCTGGCCAGCCTGTTGCCGATGTTCTTGGTGGGATTCGAGCCAATCAACCGGCTAACCTGGGTTGGCTCGCGATCTATGCGAGCAGCGAATGCGACTGTGCCGCCTTCCTTTTCGGCCAGTGTGAGCGCGTTCGCGCGGCGGATTGTCGTGATATCGATCATCTAACCATTTCATCATCTGTACCTAAAAAGTACAGAACCTTGACGGTACACTTCCTTTTCACCATGATTGTACCAAGGAGGTACATTTATGGCCGTCGAGACACCCCAAAGCACCCATGCAGAAGCGCTTCGGGCCTTCTGGAAGTCGCTCAGCATCCAAGAGCGTGATGACGCTGCGAAGGCGCTCAGCACCAGCGTTGCGTACCTCAGACAGGTTCTGGCTTGCGGCCGGACTCCAGGGGCGGCGCTGGCGCGTGATCTTGAGCGCTTCTTCGGCGCTCGCATCACTCGCCACCAGCTCCGCCCAGACCTCTACGACGCGCCAGCAAGGCCTCGGGGCCGGAGTGCGGCATAGCACGTAGCAGATGTTACGGAGAGGGGCTGGCGCTGCTTAGTCGGCTGCGACCCCTGTTCAGGCATCCAGTAGAGCAGACAGCAAAAAGCCCGGCTGCAACCGGGCTTTCTGAGGAGGCACCGGAAGGCGGTGCCGAACATCCAACGGAGCCGAATATGACACAGGTATCCACCATCCAACAAGAGAGCGTGTCGCGACACGAAATAGCGATTCGCAAGAAAGTGTCGCGGAGGACGCGCAGGTGAGCACGATCATCATGTCGGCCTGCTGGCCTCTCCAGGGAATGAGCCCTGCGCAGAAGGCGGTGCTTATCTCGCTGGCAGACCAGGCGAACGACCAAGGGGTGTGCTGGCCGGCGGTCGACAGCATAGCGATGCGTTGCTGTCTGTCGAAGCGTGCGGTGCAGCAGGCCATCAAGTGGCTGCGTTCCGTAGGGATTGTGAGCGTCGAGGAGCGCCAGGGCAGGTCGACCATGTACTCGGTGACCCCCGCAGCATATGCACCCCCGCAGGAAATGCACCCCAGCAGCAAATGCACCCGTGCAGGAAATGCACCCACCCCCGCAGATGCTGCACCCCCACCCCCGCAGGAAATGCACCCCACCCCCGCAGATGCTGCACCCAGAACCGTAATAGAACCTACAAGGGAACCGTCAGGAGAACCGTCACCTTTGCCGACCCGTTCCGGGCCGGCGGCTGGCGAAGCGCTGCAGGAGGCTTGCCGGAGTGTGTGGGCAGCGTACCGGGCTGCCTACGAGGCGCGCTGGGGTGTTCAGCCGGTGCGAAACGCCAAGGTCAATTCCCAGGTGAAGCAACTGGTGGCCGCTCTCGGCGCCGAGGCGCCTGCGGTGGCGGCGTTCTTCGTCGGGCTGGATGACCAGTTCCTGGTCGACAGTTGCCATGAGTTCGGGTTGCTGCTGGCCAAGGCTGGCGCGTACCGCACGAAGTGGGCAACAGCCGGTTCCGCGCCGTCGACCGATTGGACCGAGCAGGTGCAGCTATGACCCGTAGGCAGTTCGAACCGCAATCGGTCGGTGCTGTGCTGGCGCATGTGAATCGGGGCGCAGGGCTGCAGGTTGTGGCTCCGCCGACGGTGGAGGTTGATCCCAAGACGAGAGACGAACTTGACCGGTTGTTTGTTCGGATTAAGGCGATCTGCCCCGGCTGGCGAAGCTCCTGGCCCAACGAAGAAGTCGAGAAGGCTGCAAAGGCGGAGTGGTTGGCCGAGATCATCCGGCAACAGGTTACGCGCCGAGAGCAACTGCAGGCCGGGGTAAGAGCGTTGAGCGCGCAGGCCAGGCCGCTTGTTCCGTCTGCTGGTCAGTTTTGCGCCTGGTGCTGGGCTCCCGAGGTCTTCGGCCTGCCAACACTCGATGACGCATATCGCGAGGCGCTGGCCAACACCCACCCAGCCATGGTCGGCGCCGCGAAATGGAGTTGCCCCGCAGTGTATTGGGCTGCCGCTGGCGCTGGGTTCACCCGGCTGCAGGCTCTGGCCAGAAAAGATGGGTTGGCGGCGCTGGAGATCTCCTACCGACAGATCATCAAGAAGCTGGCGCGCGGGGAGGCGCTCGGAAAGGTTCCGGAGGGAGAGGTCACCCACCAGAAGGCGCGAAACCAATCCGTTGGAATTGCTGCCCTCGAGCAGCTTCGAAAACAACTCAAAGGAGGAGGTCGCTCATGAAGTGGAGCGTACTCAACGACTATCTGATGGTTAGCGATACCCAGCCGTCCTACAAGGTCTGCAAGCTTCTTGTGGCCGGTGAGGCCCACTACCGGGCCAGTGTGCAGGGTGAATTCATTTGCACCCCGGTTGCGACTGCGAAGGAGGCGTGCGGTGTTTGCGAGCGCCATCACCAGATCACCTATCCGCGGGAGGTGGCATGACGTTGTCGGCACGGAAGCCCCGGCCGAAGAAGTGCGCAGTGTCGACGTGCCGCGCCGCCTTCGTCCCGGTGAAGTCGTTTCAGACGTGGTGCAGCCCTGAGTGCGGGATCGTCATCGCCCGGCAGAAACAGGAGAAGGAGCGTAAGTCGATCCAGCAACGCGAGCGGCGCGAGATCGCGGTTCGGAAAGAGAAGTTGAAGAGCCGTGCAGACCACTTGAGGGAGGCCCAGGCCGCATTCAACGAGTTCATCCGCTGGCGAGACTGGGACCGCCCCTGCATTAGTTGTGGCCGCTTTCATGATGGGCAGTATCACGCCGGGCATTACCGCTCTGTCGGATCCCATCCCGAGTTGAGGTTCGACGAGGACAACGTCCACAAGCAATGCGCCCCATGCAACAACCACAAATCGGGGGACGTCGTGAACTACCGGATCAACCTGGTGGCGAAGATCGGCGCTGAGGCTGTAGCGAGACTGGAGGGGCCGCACGATGCCAGGAAGTGGACGGTTGAGGAGATCAAGGCGATCAAGGCCCTCTACCGAGCCAAAGCCAGGGATGCGAAGAGGGCTGCCGCATGAAGAAGCATGGTCCGGATCTTACGAACAAACCGCGTCACCTCGTTCCGTGCCCCGCATGCAATGGCCACGGTCAGCGCCGAGGAGTGTTCTACGACATTGATTGCGACGCGTGCGGTGCTGCTGGCTTCGTTGACGGGGTGACGGGGCTGGCGCTCGATCAGCGGGATGCGGTGGTGCAACTGCGGATGTGGGTGAAGCGCTTGCTTGATGAGCAGCGACGGCAGGCGAGCAGGCTGGCGCGAGAAGAGAACAACCGGAAGGGAGCTGGCGGCGCTCACTTTCGAGGGGATTGACCAGCCATTGGCGCTACGCGCGCTGGAGGAGAGGACGATGATTTACGAAAGCGTTTCAAGTGCGGTCGTTTCGGCGCTGGCAGCGGACTGCATCGACAACACAAGCAAGCAGGCTTGGCAAAAGCTCTATCAGGCCGGCGAGTCTGGTCGTCGTGGTGGGGTAATGGTATCCGCTGATCTCAGGCAGCAAATCGATTGCTGGGTGCATGCTCGCTTGCATGATCAGCTCATTCCGCGTCACTGGGCGGCTCTGGTGGCGAAGTACAGCACTCATCAGGCAAAGAAAGTCCAGGCGATCTCTCTTTTGCGGTCGGTGGTCGCAACGCCGGCGCCTGCTCTCTTCCTCTACAAAGCTATAACGACCTGGGCGATTCCGAAGCTGAAGGGGGTTCAGCCGGCGTTGCGGAAAACCATATCTGTCGAAATCCCGGTGGATGGATCACCAGAAAAGCAGGCGCGGGCCGTACGCGCCGCATTGGAGGCGGAGCGGGTCAAGCGGAAGCGTCTTATGGCTCGATCGTCTGGAATGATCGTCCTGCCGGATGAGTTCTACGACATGAACACCTGGGATCTCGATGGAAAGCCAGAATCGACTCGGCGTGAATGGCGCAGGAAGATCCATCGTGTTCTCGACGAAATGGTCGAAGAGGCGCTGGTTGCGGCGGAGCAGATTCTTAACGCGGAGGGCTTGCTGGCCAAGGATGCGGCATAGGGCTTGACTTGTCGTCATCACTCCATCAGTATTTATCTCATCCTGCCGATCTTGCGCGTTTTGAGGATCGAGCAACAAAGAGCCCAGCCTTCGAGCTGGGCTTTTCGTTATGCCGAACACGGCAAATATAGGGATAGGTTCTGGTAGTGGCCGCCTGATGCTAAAGTGTGAGGTAGTTCCTACGGAGAGTCGCTATGAAACGGATCTTCCCCGTTCTCGCTTTAGCAATGGTCGCCTGCTCTTCCCAGGCCGCCACGGTCTTCAAGTGCGTCGGCCCAGACGGAAAAGTCACGTTCACGCAACATAATTGCCCGGAAAATCAGTCTTTGGACGATGTTGTGTCAGCTACGAACCAGCGTCCAAGCGGAACTGGTGCGTCGGCGGTGATGGCGAAGCCTAAGTCGTCGTCAGGGCGCGCCTATCGGGGTGTCGCAAACGCTTCTGGATCTGTCGGTAGTGGCGTGACGGTTGTTGGAGGGTCGGCAGCAAGTGCCACTTGCTCAACCGGCCTATCCGATCGAGACCTACGCAAGGCCAAGGTGCAAGGAAAGGTAGTTCCCGGTATGTCCAGGGAGGATGTGGAGAGCATCTACGGAAAAGTTAACCGGAATGGCAGTACGGCCGGCTCCGGCGCTGTCACATACTGGAACGACAAGTATGTTGATCAGACCACCGTTTCGTTCGACCGAAACGGTTGCGTTCAAGGCTCGTATCAGTCGGGCCACAAAAATTAGTTTCATCCCTCCAATCGGCCCCGCAATCGTGCGGGGCTTTTTGTTTCTACCCTTCTGCAGGTGGCGCATTGCGCTGCGGGGGGCGCGGCCCCCTTGAAAGGCCGTACCTGCACCCCATTCCTGGCCCAGCCCTCGCGCTGGGCTTTTTCATTTCCGCCCCGCCGAGGGGATTCGAGACCATGAAAATGCCCGACAAAGACCCCATCACGTGGGCTGCGCTGCTGGCGTGGCTGTCTGCGCACTATCCGCAGCTGTACGCCGCCGGCCTGTCCTTTGTGGTCGCGCTGACCCGGGTGATCTACGGCGGTGGAACGCGGCGCCAGGCGCTGCTCGAGGCAACGCTCTGCACCCTGATCACCTTGGGCCTGATTCCTGTCCTTGAGTGGTTTGGCCTTCCGCAGAACATAGCTACTGCTGCCGGGGTGTTCACCGGTTTCCTGGGTGTGAAGAAGATCGCCGAGTTCGCTGATCGGATCGCCGACTGGAAGTTTCCGCGCCGGGGGGCTGGCGAATGAAGATCACCGCCGATCAACTCGACCGTGCTACCGGCTGCGGTGCTGCTACTGCCGACATCTGGATTGACCACATCAACGGCGCCATGGCTCGGTTCGAGATCAACACGCCCGAGCGCGTGGCGATGTTCCTGGCCCAAGTCGGGCACGAAAGCCAGAGCCTCAAGCGTCTGGTGGAGAATCTGAACTACTCCGCCGAGGGCTTGCTCAAGACCTGGCCGAAGCGGTTCACGCCGTCCGCCGCGAAGCAGTACGCACGCCAGCCCGAGCGCATCGCCAACCGCGTCTACGCAAACCGGATGGGCAACGGGTCGCCGGCCACGGGCGATGGGTATCGATACCGGGGACGCGGCCTGATCATGATCACCGGCTACGACAACTACGCCGAAGCCGCCCGCGCCCTGGCGCTGCCACTGGTAGCGCAGCCGGAACTGCTGGAGCAACGGACCTGGGCAGCTATCGCCTCGGGGTGGTGGTGGAAGTCGCGGGGTTTAAACGACCTGGCTGACCAAGGACGATTCGAGCGAATCACGCTGAAGATCAACGGCGGCTGCAACGGCGCAGACGACCGTGCGGCTCGCCTTGAATGGGCGCGCGCAGCGCTGGCGGGTGCGTGATGAGGTGGGTTCCATGGTTGATCGTCGCGCTCGTTGCGATGGGGATGATGTGGCGGATGGACCGCCTGAGTCTGCAAGTGACCGCAGAGCGGGAGCGTGCTGACGTCGCGGCGCAGGAGCGTGACCGCAATCAGCAGATGATCGATCTGCAGGCCGGCGTTCTCGCTGAACAGCAACGCCAGCTCGGCCGCGTCGCCGAGATCGAACGGCAAACCCGCCAACTCGGGCAAGCTCTGGAGGTCCAGGGCGCGCGCCACGCTGCGGCGTTACGGGAGTTGAAAGAGAATGACCAGGCTGTTCGCGACTGGCTGCGTGCTGGCATCCCTGCTGGCCTTGGCCGGATGTACGCCCGCCCCGAAACCACTGACCCCAGCGCCTACCGCGCAGCAGGCCAAGTGCCCGCTGACGCCGTGTCGGCTCCCAGGCCGCCCGCCGCTGGCGATCGGTGAGGATGCAACCGCGGCGATCGATGCCGTTGAGGCTGCATTGACAGCGTGCGCTGTGCAGGTGCTGGACTGCATAGAGCGACAGGAGTGATCCATGCCGAGACGACCAGCTCGGATATGCAGTGAGGTTGGCTGCGGAAAGCCTTCTGTTACCGGCAGCTTCTATTGCGCGATGCACAAGAGGGCTGCTGACGAGCGCCGCGCAGCATCAGCCAGGCAGGCGCACAAGAAGTACAACGCACGCCGCGACGATAGCGATGCCTTCTACAAGACAGAGCGTTGGCGTCGTCTAAGCATCCACTACCGCAAGCTCCATCCACTCTGCGAGGAATGCGAGGGAAGAGGGCTGATCGTCGAGAGCCGAATGGTCGACCACATCAAGGCAGTCAAGAGTCATCCGGAGCTGGCGCTCTCATGGGACAACCTGCGAGCCCTGTGCTGGACCTGCCATAACCAGATCGGCGAGAAGGTCGGATTGGTGGGTTCTGGTGCGCCTGAACAATCGAATGACTAATGCACCAAAGTGGTGCAAAAAAGCACCGGGAGGGGGGGCGAAAGTCTGGAACTTTCGAGCCCCGAACGACGGGGGGAGCCAAATTTTCGCACCGTCAAAATTCTATTTTGAAAATGTGAGGCTCGATTTATGGGGCGGAAGAGCACGCCTCCGCACCTCAAGGTTCTGGCAGGCACTGATCGCCCGGATCGCGATGTGCCGGATGCACCAGAGTTCGATCTGATCCAAGAATTCCCAGAGCCACCGATGCACCTGAATCGAGACGGCGCCGAAATGTGGAACCAGCTTGGACCTCAGTTGGTTGCCGCGAAGGTTCTGCAGGTCGTAGACCTGTACTCGCTGGAGCAGCTTTGCTTCGCCTGGCAGTGTTTCCGCAAGAAGGCGCGTGCCGATATGGAGGCGACCGCCGCCGAGCAGACCGCTCTCAAGGCACTGTTTTCTGAGTTCGGAATGACTCCGGCCAGTCGCCGCAAGGTTTCGTCTGCCGGCGAGAAGCAGGCCGGCAATCAATTTGCGAAGAATGGGAGGCGCGGTGCGTGATTACGTCAAAATCGCCCTCGACTATGCCAAAGCAGCAATCGCCGATAAGAGTCGTAAGAAGCATGGTCTGCTGATACGTCAGGCTGCAAAGCGGTTTGTCGACGATCTGAAACGGGCGAAAAAGAAGTCTTGTCCGTTCTTCTTCGATGAGTGGCACGCCAACGATGCATGCGACTTCATCGAGAAGCTGCCCCACGTCGAGGGGAAGTGGGATACGCCTACGATCGTTATGCACCCTTCGCACGTCTTCTTTGTCGTGCAGCTCTTCGGGTTCCGCAAGCGCGAGTGGATTCAGGTAGATGGCTGGTCCGACGACGGCCGGTTCTACCCGCGCCGATTCACATCGGCCCTGTTCGCGGTGGCCAGGAAGAACGCCAAGAGCACCTTGTCTTCAAGCATTCTGCTGTACTGCGAATGCTGCGAGCCGGAGGAGGGCGCTCAGGTAATCAGCGCGGCGACGACGTTTCCTCAAGCTAGCATCATCTTCAATGTTGCAAAGCGCATGGTTGAAAAGACCCCAGCGCTGCGCGAGGCCTTCGGCCTGGAGACGTGGGCTAAGGCGATCACCCGTTTCGAGACGGGCGCCACCTTCAAGCCGATTCACGCGAAGGCCAGCACGCAGGACGGTCTTAACCCGTCGCACGTAGGGCTCGACGAGATCCATGCCCACAAGAGCGCGGACCTGCTGAACGTCCTTACCTCCGCCGCTGGCGCCCGCGGTAACCCGCTTTGGCTGTACACCACCACCGAGGGTTACACCAACCCTGGCCCCTGGGGTGAGATGCGGCAGTTCGCAAAGCGCCTGCTGGCGGGAGTATTCGGCACCACCGCAGATCATTTCCTGGTTGTTTTCTACGCCGTCGACGAGGAGAACAAGACCCTCAAGATCAAGGCTGATGACGAGTTCGACGAGCGGGTCTGGATCAAAGCTAACCCGCTTATGGATGCCAATAAGCACCTGCTCTCCGCTATCCGCAAGGAGGCTGTCGAAGCGAAGCAGATGCCGTCGAAACTAGCGGAGTTCCGCATTAAGCGGCTAAACCGGCCGGCCTCGACAGCAACCGGTTGGGTTGACTTATCCAAGTGGAACAAGTGCGCCGGCAATGTCGATCTCGACTGGCTTGAGCAGTATCCGTGCTGGGGCGGTCTCGACTTGGCCAGCACCACCGACCTGACCTGCTTCCGCTTGGTGTGGTTGGTCGACGGTGTGCTGTACACCCATGGCTGGCGATGGGCGCCAGAAAGCTCTGTGGCCTTTCGCACTGAGCGCGGAACCGTGCCATATGCGGCCTGGGTTGAGATGGGCTTGTTAAAGCAAACAGAGGGCGATGTTACTGATTACGCGGTAATCGAGGAGGACATTCTTGCTGCGGTCGAGCGCTTTGGCGTGAGGCTTATTGCGTATGACCGCTGGAACGCCTCCGATCTGGTTAACCGCTTGGTGGCGAAGGAAGTTCCTCTGCTGGAGTTCATCCAGGGAACGAAGTCCTATCACCCGACGATGCAAGCCCTCGAGGTTGCCTACATCAGCGGCAATCTCGCCCATGGTGGCGACCCGCTTTTGGCGTGGTGCGCCTCAAACGTGATTCCGCGGTACGACGGGAACATGAGCACGGCGCCCGATAAGAAGAAGTCGCCGGACAAAATTGACGATATGACCGCGCTTCTGATGGCGATCGGGGCATCGAAGGCTGAGGCCGACGACCCTGAAGACCTAGACGACTTCCTTTCTAACCCGATCATCATTGGATAGCCATGAATACCGGACTCTTCATATTCCTGGCGGTATCGCTGGCGGGGCTGCTCTGTTGCTGCGCTGGTGTTTACCTGCTGGCCGGCGCCGGCTGGGCCCTTATCTCTGCGGGCTTAGCCTGCTTCGCGATCGCTGGATTTATTCGCAAGGGGCTGATCAGTGGCTAACTCTCTCAACGATGTTCTGAGCCGAGCTTTGGTGAAATCCGCCCAACCTGGCCTAATCAAGTCGAGCGTCGCGAACTTCTTCGGAAAAACCATTCGGTTGACCGACGCCGGGTTCTGGTCAGCTTTTTACGGGGCCGACTCTGCCTCCGGCAAGATTGTCAGCCAGCAGAGCACATTGCAGCTCTCAACTGCTTGGGCCTGTGTCAGGTTGATTGCAGAAACTATCGCCACGCTGCCGATCTCGCTCTATGAGCGCAAAAATGGTGAGTCGGTGGTGGCGACCGCGCATCCACTGCACTTCGTTATCAGTCAGCAGCCCAACGCGGACCAAACACCGGTCGAGTTCTGGGAGTGCGTGCTGGCTAGCCTGCTGCTTCAGGGCAACAGCTTCAACGAACCAACCTGGAATCGGGGTGAGATCACCAGCCTGGAATTCCTATTGCCGCAGGCGATGTCTCAACCGCGCCGGCTGCCGTCTGGCATCATCGAGTACCGCTATACCGACTGTAATGGAAAGCTTCGGGTGCTTACCGAAGAGTCGATGATGCATACCCGCGGATTTGGCACTGACCCGCTATGCGGACTCAGTCCACTGGCGATGGGTCGAAACATCTTCGGGGCGGCCATGGCTGCGGATGAGGCGGCGAGCAAGATGTTCGCCAACGGCATGAAGCTCGGCGGAGTTCTTTCGACCGATCAAATCCTGACCAAGGAACAGCGGACGGATCTCAAGGCGGACATGGCTGCTCAGTTCACTGGTGCGGTGAACGCCGGAAAGACCATGGTGCTTGAGGCGGGTATGAAGTATCAGCAGGTGTCCATGTCACCTGAGGATGCGCAGATGCTCCAGACTAGGCAGTTCAATGTCGAGGAAATCTGTCGGTGGTTCCGCGTGCCGCCGTGGATGGTTGGGCACACGGAGAAGAGCACCAGTTGGGGGTCGGGCATCGAGCAGCAGATGATCGCCTTCCTGAGCTTCACGCTCCTGCCATGGATGAAGCGGATCGAGCAGAGCATCAACCGCCGCTTGCTGCGTCCGGAGGAACGCCGGTTCTTCTATGCCAAGTTCAACCCGGAGGGTCTGCTACGCGCCGATAGCGCTGCGCGTGCCGCCTTCTACTCGGCAATGACCCAGAACGGCATCTACAGCCGAGACGACTGCCGCGAGAAGGAAGATCTTCCGCGACTGGGCGGCAATGCAGCCGTGCTCACCGTGCAGTCCAACATGCTACCCATTGACCTGCTCGGACAAGACAACACCAGCCAGAAAGCGCGCAACGTGATGCTCGATTGGTTGCGCGAAGACTACAAGCCAGGGGGAACCTGATGAATCGAAAATCTGTGTCGTCCCTGAAGATCAGGGACTTCGATCTACATGTGAAGGCTGTCAGCGATGACGGCCTTTTTTCTGGCTATGGCTCTGTCTTTGGCGTTGTCGATTCCTACTTGGAGATCGTCGCGCCTGGGGCGTTCACCGAGAGCCTTGCAGAAATAACAGCAAAGGGCCGACCGGTTCCAGTGCTTTGGCAGCACCGTAGCGACCAGCCGGTAGGGGTTTGGACCAATCTCAAGGAGGACGAGCGGGGCTTGTTCGGCGATGGCAAGTTGATCCTCGAAGGAGTGCCGCGAGCGGTCGAGGCTCATGCGCTGATGAAGGCTGGCGCCGTCTCTGGATTGTCCATTGGCTATTACGTTCGCGAATCATCGCGTGACGAAAAGACCGGGGTACGCACCCTGACCAAGCTTGATCTTGTTGAGATCAGCCTGGTGACGTTCCCGGCGAACGATGACGCCCGTGTCGACACTATCAAGTCGAAACTGGCCCATGGCTCTCTACCGAGCCTTCCCGAATTTGAGCAGCTCCTGCGTGAGGCAGGCTTCTCGAAAACTCAGGCAGCGGTGATCGCCAACCGCGGCCTGAAGCATTTGCTCCGGAGTGAGTCCGAGGGCGATCCGGCGGACCCAGAAATGGCCCAGGCGCTGATCAAGCAGATCGGCCGAGGCCTGCAGCTTCCCTCTTTATAAGGAACTCACACATGTTCAATGCCATGAGCAACGCGGCTCGCGCCGAGCAAAACCGTATGCATCGCAAGGAGCGCGCTGACGATCAACTGGAGCTCAAGGGTGTCATGGAGGCACTGAGCCAGCGCGACGCCGAGATTAAGGCTTTTGCTGAAAAGGCGAGCCAGGAGATCAAGGACCACGGTCGTATCTTGGAAGAAACTAAGACCGTGTTGGAAGGTCTTTCCGCCTCCGGGCTAAAGTTTCAAGATCGTCTCCAGGATCTTGAGCAGAAGCTGGCCCGCCGCTTTTCTGCGAACGATCCGTCCGATGCCAAGTCCCTCGGTGAACAGTTCACCGAAGACGACGACTTCAAGGCGCTCGCCGAGAAAGGCCGTGGCGTTGCTCGCCTTCGTGTAAAGGCGGTGACCAACATCACCAGTGCAACCACCGGAACCGGCGGTGTTGGTGTGGCCATCCAACCCGACCGCGTGCCGGGAATCATCGCCGGCCCGGATCGGCCGTTCACCATTCGTGATCTGATCATGCCTGGTCGCACGGGGTCGAACGCCATCGAGTTCGTGCAGGAGTCCGGATTCCAGAACATGGCGGCACCGGTGGCGGAAACGCTGTCTAAGCCTCAGTCGGATCTGTCGTTCGAACTGAAAACAACCACGGTCAAGACAATTGCTCACTGGTTCCGTGCTTCGAAACAGGTACTAGCGGATATCCCGCTGCTGCAGAGCTACATCAACGGTCGCGCGATCTACGGCCTGAAATACGTCGAGGAGAACCAGATCCTCGCTGGCGACGGCACCGGCCAGAACCTGCTGGGCCTGATCCCCCAGGCTACAGCGTTCAACGATGCTCTTCGCAAGGCCGGCGACACCAAGATCGACACCCTTCGCCGTGCCATCCTGCAGGTGCGTATCGCCGAGTACCGTGCGAGTGCCATCGCGCTGAACCCGATCGATTGGGCTGATCTGGAGCTTTCCAAGGACAGCACGGGCCAATACATCTGGGTCAACGTGCAGGATGGTGGCCAGCAGCGTATGTGGCGCCTGCCGGTGATTGACACCAACGCGGTACCGGAAGGTGAGTTCCTGGTCGGCGCCTTCAACATCGCGGCCCAGGTGTTCGACCGTGAAGACGCAAATGTCGAAGTTTCGACCGAGGACGGCGACAACTTCACCAAGAACATGGTGACCATCCGCGCAGAGGAGCGCCTTGCCCTGGCGGTCTATCGTCCGGAGTCCTTCATCCACGGCGAGTTCGCGGCTCCGACCCCGTAATCGCACAAAAGGAGCGCGCCTGGGTAACCGGGCGTGATTCATCCCCATGCCAGAACTCGAAGTGAAAACCCTGAAAGGATTTATCAACCAGGGCAGCTACGTCAAACGAGGGTCGACTATCACGGTCGATGAATTGCGCGCCCGCGAGCTTCGGGCCAATGGTCTGATCGAAGGGTGCGAGATGAAGCAGGCGCCCGCCCCCGAAAATAAGGCAGCTCCGGCGCAGAAGCAGAAACCGGCCGGCAAGCCTAAGGCCAAGGAGTAAGTCATGGAACTTCGTGCTACCCAGCCGGTGTACCGCGGTGGCCGGCTGATACAGCCTGGTGAGCCGTTCACCACCACTGCAGAAGATGGTAAGTCGCTGATCCAGGAAGGCAAGGCGCGCGAACCTCATGTCAAGAAGCCCAGTGCCAAGCCGGCTAAGGCTGATCCAACTGAAGAGAAGTAGGAGCCTGCCAATGCCAGTCGCGACGACCGTTCCCGACGTGGATGACTTGAAACGGCACATGCGCATCAGGCACAGCCAAGACGATGAGGATCTGGAGGAGAAGCTGGCGGCGGCCATAGACCAGGCGGCGCAGTTCCTAAACCGGCCAATTCCTTGGCCAGAAGATCCGGATGCGTCTCCTGTCGTTTTTGCGCCGGTTCCGCCGAGTATTCGGGCGGCCATACTCATTCAGGCTGCGGAACTGTGCGCCAACAGGGAGGCCTCAGTGGTGGGTACGATCTACACCGTGATTCCCACTGCTCGGAACTTGCTCAACCCGTACAGGGTGAAAATGGGGGTGTGAATGCGAACTGGTCGACTGGATACGCCAGCCGATTTGCTGGCGCTGGATGCCGACGTTTCGCCCCGCGCTTTGGAATGGATTTGGTGCGGAATCCAGACCAAAGAGTCGGCCGAGCCACCGTTTCCGTCTGGCCTGCGGTCTCCGGCAAAGGTACAGATCCGCGCATGGTGGGACGAGCGCATTCGGCAAGGATGCTACCTGCGCGCCGACGGCCGCCTCTTCCACATCGACAGCGCCCGCGACTTCACTGGCCGTCGGGCCGAACTGGCGATCACCGCAACAGAGCTGATCGGCGAGCCGGCAACATACCGGCCAGATGGCGCGCCGCCGCGAAACTGCCGGGTGTTTCTGAACTACGATGCGCCCTGGCTGGACGAGAACGGCCAGGCGACGGCCTACAGGATCCGCGCCGAGGTTGCGCTGATCGAGACGGGGAGGGTGCAGGTGGGCGATCTGCTTGAGGTGGATCGAGTGCGCTACTACGTCGTCGACTACGCCGACGGCACCGACGACGGCATTGTCCGCGGGCTCTGGCTGGAGCGTGTGCAATGAGGGCTCCGATCAGGCTGGTCGGCGTCGAGCAGGCGCAAGCGCGCCTCCGGGAAGCCGGCCGGCGCGTTGATCCAGTGATGCGCGGCGCGCTGAATACCACGGCGACGCAGACGAGGAAGCAGCGCTACAACGAGCCGATGCGGCCTGCGTTCACCAGTGCCTTCGCCAACCGTCGGATCGTGATCAAGCGCGCGAGGGCGGGCCGGATGAACGCGAGGCTTATTCCGTCGTCGTCTGGCGTCAACGTCACGGCATACCGACGCTGGATATTCGAGCCAATCAACTCGACGCGGGCGAGGATTTATGTCGTCGGCCCGAACGGTCGGAAAGTTGCCGCAGGCTTCGTCAACCCATCGGGGCGGCTGCAGCGGCCGTTGTCTACCCGCAGTCAGCGGGCCAGGACGGCGCGGGGCCGTTCGCCCAATGTCACCAGCTACACCTATCGGCGCGACCTGCAGGAAGCACAAGGCCCGTCGGTGGCGTACTGGTTCCGGCTGCTGACTACGGCGAAGACCATCCGCTGGACCAATGCGTTTCTGCGCCAAGAGTTCGAGCGGCGCATCCGCCGTGAGCTCGAAAAGGCCGTCTGAGGAAAACCAACCATGCGAACGAAAGCGAGCCAGGTCACACGCGACCTGCGGGCCCGCCTGGGCGAGATTCGCCCGGTAAACGGCTACCTGACGGACCTGCGGGCAGTTTACGGGCCGACAGATCGAGTGCCCGACAAAGCCAGCGGGCCTTACGCCCTTGTGCGAGTCGCGAGCGACGCGCGAACCGGAACGGCGGTACGCCAGGCGACCAGGCTCCGCACGTTCGAAGTCGAGGTTGTATTCCCGCGATCGGCGGAGGAACACGAACTCGATGACGTCCACGTCGACATTCTGCGTGCCCTTGGCTTCGGAGAAGACCAGCCGGAGCGCAAGTTCCCTGGGCTTGTGGAGGATATCGACGAGGCGGTGGCGCAGTTTGCCGAGTCCGGTCGCAACTTCCACACCCTGACCGCAACCATCGGCGTGATCTACGTCGAAACCTACAACTGATCGGCCAGGCCGAGGAGAAAACGATGCTCTACACCCAACTGTTCCGCGGCCCTACCTCGGTCGCGTCCTATCCCTCTTTCGTGTTCGAAGAGCTGTTCAAGCTTCAGACGACCAGCGCCGAACCGGAATCGACCGAGATCACCATCCCCGACCCGACGCGCCTCGGTCTGCCCGAACTCGATGGCGTAACGTCGACCACGGCGATCAACATCAACGGCGAGGCCGTCAACTTCTCCCCTCGCGCCGCCGGCACGATTCTCTATGGATCGGTCGAGCGCGTGCCGTCTGGAACTGTCTCCGAAGAGGTGCATGACGCCTATGTCGATCGCATCATCCGCCTTGCGCACATTCCCCTCGAGGTCAGCAGCGTCACCGGAGCCGGTGGCACGCCGACCTATGTTCGCGGCGTTGACTACGCCGTCACCCCCGGTGGCATCCGGCCTCTGCCGGGCGGCACGCTGGCCGACGCAATCAACGCGACCACTGCTCCGCCGGATGGCGGGTTGAAGCGTTTGCCGATCGAGGTCAGCTACACCTACCCGACTGTCGACCTGGTGAAGCCGTTCACCACCGGCCGCAAGTTCTACCGGGTGATGTTCGAGCAGACCAATGAAGCCGGCGACGGTGAGAAGCGTCGGATCACCTGCTTCTATGCGCGGATCAGTCTGAATGGCGGCCTACCGCTGAACCAGGGCGCCGAGTTCGGCGTGATCCCGGTACAGATCCGCCTTCTGGCCGACCCGAACATCTACGACGTCGGCGAGGCCGCGATCTGGACTTGGGAAATCCAGAACACCGACGCGGCCTGATTGCCGTAGATCAACCGGCCCGCCCTGATGGCGGGCCTTTTCATTTGGGTGGCCCATGTCTGACCTCGGAATTCTGTTTCCCGAACCTGAAACCATCTACGTCAACGGAGCGCCGGTGATCGTGCGGCACGTCCGCCTCGCCGACTTCGAGTTGTTCGGGGATATCGCCAGTGACCTTCTCAAGGTTCTGAGCGATGGCACCGTTCCCACCATCCTGCAGTTCGGCAAGACCGGTTCGGCCAAGCTGCGGAAGATCCTGCGCAGGACCACGAACCTCAGCCGCTGGCGCGTTTGGCGCCTACCGGTCGACGTGGCGATGCAGATCGTCATGCAAGTGATACGGGTCAACGCCGCTTTTTTCGCCCGCGCCCAGCAAGCGGCAGTGACGACGCTGGCAACGCTGGTTGGGCAGCAGCAGTAACCAGCCTGGTTCGCGCGGGCTTCAGTCTCGACGAGGTTTCGCGCATGACGCTTCAACAGATCGAGGTGTTCCTCGAGCAGGTCGGCGAACAGGTCAAGCAAGACCGGCGCGACCACCTGCTCCTTCGCCGCGCGGCACGCGCGCCCCTGAAGGGGTTTAAACAGTTCCTGCAGGAGTTCGATCATGGCCGGTAGAGTGACCACGCAACTGATCGTCGAGGGGGTGAACCGCACCCGGCAGATGTTCAACGAGGTGAACCGCGACCTCAACGTGACGAACAAGGCGTTGGCCGCAAGCGGCAAGCTGCTCGCAGGCTATCTCACGTTCAGCGCGCTGGCCGCCGGGGTGAAGGCGGTAGCGAACACCGCCGACGCTTACCAGGCAATGAACGCCCGCCTGCGCCTGGCGACCGGATCCCAGGAAGAGTTCAACACCGCCCTCGAGGAGTTGCAGCGCATCGCCTACAACACCGGCCAGCCGGTTGAGGCGCTGGTTACGCTGTACGGGCGGATCAGTCGCCCGCTCAAGGAAGCGGGCCGCACCCAGCAGGATATCCTCAAGGTCACCGAGGCTGTGTCGGCGTCGTTCCGCGTGTCGGGCGCCTCTGCGGTCGAGGCTGAGAACGGGGTGATCCAGTTCGGCCAGGCTCTGGGTGCTGGCGCTCTGCGTGGGGACGAGTTCAACAGCGTGGCCGAACAGGCGCCACGCCTGATGCAGGCTTTGGCCGACGGCATCGGTGTGCCGACCTCGGCACTTAAGGCGCTGGCGGCGGAGGGCAAGCTGACGGCGGCAGTGGTCACCGACGCGCTGATCGGGCAGCTGCCCAAGCTGCAGAGCGAACTCGCCTCGTTTGGTGACTCCGTCTCGAAGGAATGGACGGCGATCGAAGACACCATCCGCCGCGGCGTCGGCCAGGCGGACACCGGCCCGCTGATCGAGTCGCTGAAGGAGCTGAAGGAGGTACTTGCCGACCCGACGATCCAGGGCAACCTGACCACGCTGGCCAGCGCCCTGGTTCGCCTGGCCGCCGCAGCGGCTCAAGGTGGCTCGCTGTTCTCCGGCTTCGGAGAGGATCTGGGCTACCTGGCTGCACGGGTGACCGGGAACGTCACTGAGCTCGACAGGGTGAACAAGGAGATCCAGAAGTTGCAGGCCGCCGACGACGGCTTCGGCGTGGTCGACTTGTTCATGTCTGACGCGCAGATCAGCGAGCGCCTGGCAGCGTTCAAGAAGTACCGCGAGCAGTTGCTGGAAGAACAGACCGGCATGACGGCGGAGGCGCGCAAGGCGGCCGAGGAAGCCGCCGCCCAGGTCAAGGCGGTCGACGACGCACGGCAGCAAGCTGCGCTCTCGTCGGAGCGTGCGTACTCCGAAGCGCTGCGCCAAGTGCGTGACGGCCGGCTGAAGGCGGTGCAGGACTCTCTCAAAAAGCAGGAGGCGGCCGAGAAAGGCGCGCTGGCGGCGGTTGAGAAAGTTCGGAAGGATCGCCTGGCTATCGAGAAGCGCTACAGCGAAGCGATTGCCGGGCTACAAGCCGGCGTCGGCGGTGACCCGAGCTATGCATCTGCGCAGACCCTCAAGCAGTCCGCCGCCCAGGCGCTGCGCAAGGGCGATGCCGAGACGGCACAGGCGCAGGCGCAGAAGGCGCTCGAAATGCTCCAGCAACTGCAGGCGGCCGGAGAGAACACATACGGGTTCACCGGCTTCGCTAAGGAGCTCCAGGCCATCGAACTCGCCGCGAACGATCTGCAGCAGTCGCAGGCAGACGCGAAGCTCGACAGCATCCGCGCGCGGATCGCGGAGCTGTCCGATGCGGCGACCGCGCTCCAGGGCATCGAGATCTCGTTCAACCTTCCGCCGGAGGAGATCGAGGCGATCAAGGCACAGTTGCAAGCGCTGTCTGAAACGCCTGTCCTGATCCCTGTTCAACTGGTGCCCACCGGCGAAATGTCCGCCGTGAGCGGCACCACGCCACCAGTCAGTTTCCCCGGCTACGCGACCGGCACCAACAGCGCCGCGCCGGGCATTGCATGGGTCGGCGAGCGAGGTCCGGAACTGGTTGCGTTTGGTGGCGCGGAGAAGGTGTTCCCGAACAGCGTGTCGGCGCTTGCCAGCCGCTTGGCCGGGATGCGCGGTCTCGACGGGTTGTCGCCGGCCGCCGCCGAGGTCGCGACAGCGGCGCCGAGCTCAGGGCAACTCCCCAACCTGGGACGGATCGATCTGTCGTTCGGTGGCTCGACTGTCTCGGTCTTCGGGGATCAGCGATCGGTAAACGACATTCTGCGGCTGCAGGCGCTCAAGCGAGGCCGCACCGCACGTCCGTAGGAGAACGGCATGGATTACCCGGTTATTACGCTCGGCGGAGTACCCATCCCGCCAGAAGCCGGCGCGCCGGATCAGTCGATGGAGCCCTTGTTCGGTGCGACGGTCGTCAGGATGAGCGACGGTGCTGGCGTGAAGTTGACCCACTGGGACGGCAAGCTCTCCGGCACGTTGACCGGCTCGGGCCTTGTACCGGTCGGGCTCGACGCGCTCGACTACCGATCATCACTGGAGATGCAAGCGATCCAGCCGATCAGCATCGCCCAGGACTCTCCGGCGTTCACTCTGCCCAAGGCGCCGCGGATGGACAAGGAGCCGTGGGCGCTGGCGCTGGTTGAGGGGCGCTGGGTGCCGACGCCATGCGTGCGCGCAGGCCTGGTCGTGACCGTTACAGAGCGTCCGGCAGCGACGCTCTACATGGTCCAGTTCATGCCTCGCTTCAACGTGTTCGCGGACCCGCCGTCGACGTCGATGAACGCCGCGCACGGATGGACCCTGAACTGGCAGGAGGTTTGACATGCTGCTGAACGGCATGCCGTTGAACGCCGGCCCGCTGAACGGATTCGGCACGGCCGGCGGCGGAGATGGCCCTGTCGAGATCAAGCCTGGTCAGGCGTTTGCCTGGCGCCTGCGCCTACTCGTCGACGATGAGGATTGGACGGCAAGCCTCGTTGGGGCTGTCGAAGTCGACCGCGAGGAAGGCGCCTCTGGCACCGCTACGTTCACGCTGTACCTCGGCACTAACCCGGTTTCGCCGACGTCGTGGGTGGGGCGGGCGGTCACGATCCGCTACCTTTCCACTGCCGAGGGCGTGACCGCAGACGTGGTGAGATTCACCGGCCGCATCGCGGACCCGACGTTCGACGCGGTAGGGCGGACGCTGACTGCGCGCTGCTCCGATCAGTTGCAGCAGCGCATCGAAGCGATGGAGATCGCGCAGATCGATGCGCTGGTCGGCGGTCAGTGGTCATCCGATGTGTTCGAGCCTGTTGATGGGCGATCGCGCTGGGACTACGCGCAAGAGCGGTTGACGACCGTGGCCTCGGCCCTGGATTGCGCGCCTACCGGCGAACTGCGTGTGTCCAGTCTGTTCTCGCAGCCTCCGGCGTTCGAGTTCGGCGCCGGGTCCACCGTCTACAACTCGGTTGAGGTCAGCCTCGGTGACCTGAGCTCGCAGACGAACAGGATCGAGATCGAGTTCGACTACCGATTCAGCCGGCTCTGGCAGCTCAACGCCTCGTATGGTTGGCAGCACCCCGGCACGGGGAACGCGGTCGGCGAGGCAGGGTTTTGCAACTGGCGCGGCGATGACACCGAGTTACCTGATGTCGAGATGATCACCTCGGCGACCGAAAGCAGTGGTCAGACGTTGTTCTATGCCACCTGGTATCCACTGCCGCCAACCGGGGTCTACTGCAATCCGCCAGCGGCCTGGGTCAATAGTTTCACCGACCTGCTGTTGGGCGGAAACTGGATCGCTGGGAGGCGCTGGACGCAAGCCGTCACCGAGCGCTACCGGCTGGTCATGGAGGTTCAGCCGAGCGTGGCGGCGACCGGCCCGATTGTCGGTCGGCAGCGTGCCTCGTTCGAGATCGAGTCGGACAGGGCCGAGCGCTGGGAAAGCGAGCCGATCACCGGCGGCAGCACCGGCCACGACGACGAGAAGGATGGCAACCGGCGTTTGTCCGCGCTGAACTGCCTGCTCGCTCAGGGAGCAACGACGCTCATCGCAGCGCACCGTGGGACGACTGTGACGTGGGACGTGCCTACCAGCATGGTTTTACCGATCGACCTGGTGCATACGCTCCGCCTCGATGATCAGGGCGCGCGTGCGGTGGGCAAGTGTCGGCGCATTGTCGACCGGCTCGATCTCGCATCCGGAAGCGCCCTGACCACGATCTCTATCGCGGTGATGCGAGGCGGCGCTGGCGCCGCCGACCCCCTTGTTCCGCCGGCTGGCTCGTCTGATCCCGTCAGCCCACCGTCGGGTGGCGGTCAACTCTCGACGCAGCTTGGGGGCCGCAACGGAAGCCCCGCGTATGACGATGAGGCGGATGGTTTCTCGGGCAACTGGAGCAATCGCGATCCCGGCGCCGAATTGTTCCCGCGGCGCTTCTCGTTGACTGCAAACGATATTCCGGAGACCTACCGGGACGAACATGCGCCGGAGATCGCAGCCACTTACCGGGTAGCTGTACCTGATGACGTACTGGAGATGTAGCGATGGCGAGAGCCTGGATCAACAACTGGAAGACGACGCTGAGCGCCGGCCTTTCGCCTGGCGCGTTAAGCCTGACGGTGCCTGATGCTGCCGCCGCGCTGCTGCCGCTATCCGGAGGAAGCTGGGTGCTGTTGACGCTCGCAGATGACGCCGGTGCGCAGCATGAAATCGTGAAAGCAACCACCCGCGCCGGTGGGGTGGTGACGATCGAGCGCGCCCAGGAAGGAACCTCCGACGGCAACTGGCCGGCGGGAACGGCGATCTATGCAGCCGTCACGGCCGGCGACCTCATGACGCTCCAGGCGCGCATCCAGGCTCTGGAGTCCGGGGCGTCTGGCGGCACCCTTGTCGACGAAACCGGCGCAACGCTGGTCGACGACGCCGGCAACAACCTGATCATGGAGAACATTTGATGGCAACTGTTACGCACGTCCTGTCCGGCGCTGGCGCTCCGGCCGCGGCCCCGCCCAGCGTTGGCGCTCATTACGTAAACACGACAAATGGCGATCAGTACCTGGCCAAAGGAACAGCCTCTGCTGCGGACTGGGTGAAGCTGGGTAGCGGCGGTGGCGCTCCGACCGAGGTGCTTCGCATCACTGGCGCGGGCGACTTTTCGCTTGGGCCGCAGCACGCTGTTGTCGAGGCGCCTCTGAATAACATTCCTGAGAACGAGATCGGGGCTGTCGATATCGATCCAGCCTCTTCTCGGCAGTTTGATTTGCACGTCAAGGGGACCGCAGATTCGGTGTTTTTCGTCAGTACCGCTGGTGGCGTCGACTTGCCGGGCGGGACGTTCATTGTCGGGATGCAGAGGAATTGGGCTTCAACCCGAGAGTATGGATTCCAGATCCGAGGTGTGGACCTGGCTGGCGAGGCCTGGGCGCGGGTGTATTACGACGCCAGCGCCGGAACGATGACCATGGTGGTGCTCGCTGACGTGCCAGTACCGGCATAACGGGGGTGGTTCATGGCTCTATCAGACGAGCGCCGCAGCCTCGGCGCGAGGAACGAAGCGATCCGCCGCGCCGGCGGCCAGCGGGTTGAAGCGGAGCGCCGCGGTGACCAGGGCTTGACCGCAGCGCTCAACCGGCTGATCGAGCCGGAACGCCAGGCGCGGTCGCTGCGGAAAATCGATCCGCGCGGCGCCCTGGATGCAAAGCGCGGGCGGGCGGACTACAACCCCGCCGGAAAGCAGCTCGGTGGGGGTGGCGGTATTGCGAGCCCCCTGATCGAGGAAGATGCCGACCAGCGCGAATACTACGAACTGCAGACAATCCCCACCAGCGATGGCCTGGCCTGGCTCCGGTATCGCAGCGTGAAGAAGATCGTCATGACCGACGCGTTAGGCGCAGAAGTGGTGATGGAGTACGCGAACGATGTTTCCCAATAGTCCGCTCGATGAAGCTCCGCAGGTATGGGGGTGGCCATGGCACGGCCTAATACGACAGCCAATCAACGCCGTTGATTCGACCCTGACGTTACCAAGCGGGCGCACGATGACGATGCCGCCTGTCAGGCTCGCAAATAATACGGCCCTTTGGGACGTAGGCATGCCTACCCCTGAAGTGGAAACCGATGATCCAGATGAGCAGTGGCTAAACCGAGCGATTTTGCGTGGAACGGATTTGTCCGAAGCTTATGGCGGGGTTTCCTTACAGCCTGCATTTATTCGTGGTTACACGATTCGATACGGCGTAAGCGTTCAATACAATTTTTTTCTCGAAACAATAGCTGCTAGCTGTTTGTTTCGGGATGGATTTACAGGGTTTTCTGGGACGGTCAGTAGTAATGCAATATCTCTGTCAGACCTTGGATTGCCCGTCAAGCCGGACGGTATCTCTTTCGAAGTTCTGGATGTAAATAACGACGGAACACGCCGTCTCTACCTGGCTAGATATCAAGAGACCGCTGGGAGTGGATTCATTGGTGTTGGTGGGATGCTTGAGTTGCGTGTGAGTGCGAGCGGCGCGAACAGCTTTCAGGCGGAACTGTCCGTGGTTGCGCCTTGGGCGCAGATACAATTCGAGACTATCGACAGCAGCCGAACAGATGTTGACCCGAATACCCATACCCGCTTTTGGCGTGGGACGCCGGAGGACCCAGACGGCCCGTTCAATGAAAGCAGTGGAGAGCCGCCACCCCCGCCATACCCGGGGCATCCGTGGGCGCCTCACGTGTATAGAGTTCTAATCGGAGAGTTTTCAGCATCACTTCGCGCAAGGTCAACTGCTGGAGCGTGGTATGGATTGTCTGGCTCCCTTGAACTAATAACGCTCGAAGTTTCTATCGTGTCAACGATGTCGCGCTCGGCAGGTATCTCTGGCGACCACATCTCATTTAGCATGACCGAAGATATTTCGTTTTCCTACACCTTGAGCTCTTCTTCCGGCGGGTCCTCAGAGTCGCTGTACAACTCGCTTTCTACGAGCGGAGTTCTTAATGGGCCTGGTTCTATCCAATGGGCTGACAGCATCACTGGTCAAAGTGTCTCGAGTGGCTCGGAGTCTATTAGCTTGGGTGATGTATACCTGCTTACTCCTGATGTTGGCGACAGTTATGCGGAAGGATTGGACTGGTCGTCACCAATTGAGCTGTTCCCGGGGCGTCCGTCGACGATAAGCGACCAATCTGCGTGGCCGGTGCTTAGATACTCAAACAAGCTTTTAGGCCTTTTTTTCTATCGTGGTAGAGACCGTCGGTTTGCTGGAGTGGCTCTCACCCCGCATGGCCCCCACGGATCGCGTCAGGTTGATGTGGATGTTAGTGGCTTTTCCCCGTTAGAGATGGAGGCGTGGGGCAAGGGTTCCTACAACCCTCTCACCGGCGACGCTATACGCAACGACCCCAGCGCTTTCTATTCCTACGTTTGATCCCTCCAAAGGAGAAGCCGCATGACGCCGGCCTGTGTACCCCTGCGCATTGAAAAAGGGGCGACGTTCCGCGACACGATGCGGATCATGCAACCGAGCCTGGTCTACCGGCCGATCACTCAGATCGCGCCGACCGCTCCCGTCCGGCTGACCATCCCTGGGCACGGATTGCCTGGCACGTGGCTGGCCTGGATCGATGGCGTCCAGGGCATGTCCGAACTGAACCGCGCTCGGCTTCGGCAATTGCCTCACCGGGTAGTGTCCATTGACGACGACACGATCGAGATCAACCTGCTGTCAGCCGTTGGGCTGGCGCCTTTGGGTGGGCAACTGATCTATCAGCCACCGGTTGACCTTACTGGCGCCGAGGTGCGGATGCAGATCCGCGCCGAGCCAGGCGGGACTGTGCTGATGACGCTGGCGCTCGGATCCGGCCTTGAGATCGCCGGCGCTGGAACGATCTCGCGGGAGATATCGGCCTCCGCTACCGCGGCGCTGATGTGGTCGTCGGCGGTCTACGACCTGGACGTGACATACCCGGATGGAACGGTCCACCGCTATTACAGCGGGCCGATCAGTGTGAGCCGCGGGGGAGGGTGCGATGGATGACGCCGCCGAGCCCTGGGCGCTGGCGATCGATGTTGATTGCGAGCCGCTTGTGCTCAGCGAGATGCAGGAATACGCGGTCACCGTGACGCCGCCGGCCGATGTGCTGGTCGTTGTGGCTGGTGATCAGGGGCCGCCCGGCAGGGACGGCGTAGATGGCGCCCAGTGGGCACAAAGCGAGTGGTGAACATGGCTCAGATTCAATTTTTCAAGGTGGCGACGCTGCCGGGCACGCTGCAACCCGATTCGTTCTACTTCGTCGAGAACGGCAGCTACTCGGAGTCCTACCTGACGAACAGCGCGGGAGTGGCGCGCTCGATCGGCAACAGCGCGATGATCAACGCGCTGATTAACGAGGCGCTGGCCAGCCTGCCCGGCACAGGCGCGCCGATCCTGTTCGTTGCGGATATCGCCGCGCGCGACGCTCTGGAGCCGGAGTCGGCGATATTCGTGCTGGTTCAAGACGCGAGCGCGGACCCGACAGTCGAATCCGGAGCTGCGCTGTACGCATGGAACCCTGCGACCAGCGCCTGGCTGAAGGTGGCCGAGTATGAGTCGATGGACGTCGAGCTCAACTGGGACGCGATCAACGGGCGCCCGACGTCGACGCCGGCGCAGATCGACACTGCCGTTTCCCAGGCGCACACGCACGCGAACAAGTCGACGCTGGACAAGTTTGGTGAGGAGTCGGGCCTGGTGCGCTTCAACGGCCAGCCGATCCCGGCCGAGTGGAATGGGACGGCCTGGTAATGGCTGCGCTCCAGACCCACAAGGTCGTCGCGCAGTTGCCTGCGGTGCTGGAGCCGAACGCGATCTACTTCGTCCGGCGCAGCACCGGATACGACCAGTTCGTGACCAACGGCGCGGGCGTCGTGGTGGCATACCCGATGAACGTCCGCATCCCCGCGGCTGTTCCTGGGTATCTCGCCGATGGTTCCATGCTTCGGCTCACGATGAACCCTGACGGCCAATTGCCGGCCTATACCGCCGGCGGCGCAACTCTCAACCTACAGGTGCTGTTCAATGGCTGATATACGCCCGACGAAACTCCAGGCCGACGGCAACGGCTACGGCAGTCTCCGCGAGTTCGCCGACGGCGACACGGTGCCGGTTGCGCTTGGCGGCACAGGCGCTGCAACTGCCGCTGGCGCGCGCACGTCCCTTGGGCTTGGGAGTGCTGCAATTAGAGCTGCCCTGGGTTCAACTGGGGCTTTGTACTCGCGAGACAGCATTCTCGGCGCCGTTTCGCAGTCGAGCGGAATACCGACAGGGGCGGTGATTCAACGTGGTAGCAACGCAAACGGCGAATTCGTTCGGTTTGCAGATGGAACTCAGATTTGCATACGCCAAATCACGGGGTCTGGTAGCAACTACCAAGCAGGGCCCAACACAGTGCAGTTGGCGGCTGAGTTCATCGGAGGATCCTCATATAGCCTCATCGTCAACTGGATACCGTTCAGCGGCTGGCCATCGGCTGCGGCGGGGGTTAGGGGCGGCTACATGGGCGGGGACCAAGTTACTTTCTACTTGAATGAAGACCTTGGCACCAACGGGTTGAGCATTATGGTTGTGGGGAGGTGGTTCTGATGATCATCAAGTTGTCACCGTTTGCTCCGCTGCCGCGACGCGACGAGCGCCTGTCACTGAGCAGGGCTGGCGATGTACTCACCGTGAACGGCCAGGCGTTCGACTTCGCTCCGCTCCCGGAGGGCGGCGAGTTGCCGGCCGAGGCTATCAGGTCGGAGTGGTTCGCTGGTCCCGTACTGCGACGTGCCGGCCGGTTGGAGCTGATCCTGCGGTTCCCGCTTGCCGTCGATGCCAGTGCCGCCGCTTGCTTCCCTGAACCGTTGCTGATCGAGGCCGATGGCCCGGTGGAGTTGCCGCGATGATCGACTGGAGCAAGGTAAAGACCGCCGAACAGCAGGCGCAAGAGCGCTGGCAGGCTGAGTACGATGCCGCGGCCGTGGCTCGGGCAAATGCCTACCGCTTGGAGAGTGACCCGCTCAAGACCGAGGCTGAATTCGATGCGATCAAGGCCGGCACCGAGCCGGACTACTCTGCCTGGGTCGCCAAGGTCGAGGAGATCAAGGCCAAGTATCCGTTTCCGGGTGCGTCGTTCGAGGATCCGGCTAGCTCTCGTTAGCCAGGCACTCTAGCGCGAACTGAACCGTGTACGGTGCAGCCCGGTAGAGTTGGTGGGACTCGTCGCGCAGGTAGTTGCGGAAGCCTGGCCATGAAAGGCCGAGCAATTCGGCTGCCTGACGCTGGCTGACACCTGCTTTGTCGACCAGCCCGCGCAGGTAGCGCGGGTCAGGGTTGTGATTGGCTGAATCTGGTTTCATTCGTCACCAGAATGCAGGTCGTTCACCGCTGCGGCCTGGAATTGGAGCGCAACTGCGACTGCTGCATCGCGGTCGATCTTGGCACCTCTTTCTTCCAGAACTTCCAGATGAGCAACGAAGTCATCCTCCGTCAGCTGCTCAAGGTCATTCTCGCTTTCGAGTGCGTCAGTGGCGGCATCCCAGGCGTAGTAGCCGGCGATTTCCGGCGCGCTGGTCATAGCGCTTCCGTCATTGTTGATCGCTTCAATGATTTGCTCGATGGTCAGGATATTAGCAGCGAAGAATGCGGGGACTTTCAT